CCGCAGGATACGTTGTTGGCGTTGTTGAAAAGCCGACAGTGTTGGAAGTAGGACAAAGCCCAATGCTGGTTGCTGACATTAACGTTTCGACGTACTACACACAAACTACTTAAAAGGAGATAACGTGGCAACAACGATCATCACGGGTCGCGATTTAATCTTGACGATCGCGACCGTTAACTACGACGCGCAGGCGACCAGCGTGGTTCTAAGCAATGCACCAACAGTCACCACATATCAGACACTTGACGGCAAGGCGTACAAGCACATTGACGACCAGTGGACTTTAGATGTCGAAATGCTCGCAGACTGGGGCGCGGCTTCATCACTTTGCGAAGCACTTTGGACTGCATGGGAAAGCGCACCAAATACAGTTTTGGCGGTTTCCTTAACTGCGGCAACTGGTGCGGTCTTCACTTGCAACGTCATGCCAGTTGTTCCGTCAATCGGCGGTGCAGCACCTGACGCACAGACAGTTTCACTATCATTCGTGGTAGTAGGAAATCCAAGCGAAACGTTCTAAACCTAACAATCGGGAGACAAAATGAAACTACCAATCACAATTGAATACACCAACGGCGATCAGATAACTTACACGGCTGCACCGCCTGAGTGGGTTAAATGGGAAAAGCACACGGGCAACACCATTGCACAGGCACAGGAAAAAATCGGAATATCCGATTTGGTATTCCTTGCATATCACGCCATGAAACGTGAAGCAGCGGGCAAGCCAGTGAAACCGATTGACATTTGGACTGAAACAATTTCTGAAGTCATTGTCGGTGAAGCAAACCCAAAAGCCACCCAGTCGGAAGCCTTGCCAGAGTAGTTTGGGAATTAGCCCTAGCAACAGGGTTATCGCCCAGCGAATTCGAAGCAGCTGAAGACATTCTGACAGTGTTGGAAATCTTGGAAGGACGGGCAAATGGCAAGTGACGCAATCGCTTACGACAAGGCTGAATTGCGTGCCATTGTCCGTTCCTTTAAAGCCATGGACGACGAAGCAATTGCCCAAGCAAAACAACAGACTTCAAAACTTGCTGATTGGGTTCGTGGCAAAATAATTGACGCAGCGGGACGTTCTAGGAATTTGCTGGACGATCGTGTGGCACAAGGTTCAAAGGTTTCCAAGTCTTCAAAGATTGGTGAAATGAGTTTTGGTTTTGCTGGTCAAAAACTAAGCGGTGGGGGCACAACGCAACAACTTTGGGGCGGTGCTGAATTTGGTTCAAACCGTTTGAAGCAATTCCCAGTGTGGTCAGGTCGTGAAGGTCGTGGGTCGCGCGGTTGGTTTATCTACCCAACCCTACGCAGTGCCCAGCCTGAAATCGTTCGTCGCTGGGAAGAATCGTTTTCTAAGATAGTGAAGGAGTATGACTAATGGCTGGTAGTCGCACGCTCAAACTTTCCATTCTTGGTGACGTTGACAATCTCAACAAATCGCTGAAATCTGCGACCCAAGACGTTGACACATTTGGCGACAAGATTGGCAAGACTGGCAAAATGATTGGCGCGGCGTTTGTCGCTGCTGCCGCTGCTGCTGGTGCTTATGCCGTCAAAATAGGCATTGAAGGCGTCAAGGCAGCCGTTGAAGACGAAAAGGCACAGACACAACTTGCCCTTGCCTTAGAAAACGCCACAGGGGCAACCAATGCCCAAATCGCAGCGACCGAACAATCCATTCTTAAAATGTCACTTGCAACGGGTGTGGCTGACGATCAGTTGCGCCCAGCCTTGGGACGCTTGGTGCGTTCAACTGGTGACATTACAAAGGCACAAGATTTACTTACAAACGCGCTAGACATTGCAACTGCCACTGGTAAGCCGCTGGAAACCGTTGCCAATGCGCTGGGCAAGGCTTATGACGGCAACAGTGCTGCCTTGGGCAAATTGGGAATCGGTCTTTCAGCTGCTGAATTGAAGACCATGAGTTTTACACAGGTGCAAAGTCGCCTTTCGGATTTATTTGGTGGGGCAGCAGCACGCAACGCAGACACTTACGCTGGACGCATTGCCCGTATGCAAGTGGCATTTGACGAAGCCAAAGAGACAATCGGGTTTGCCTTGTTGCCAATCCTTGAAAAAGTTATCAACTTCATTAACCAAAATGCACTGCCAGCAATCAACGCATTTTCCAAGGCGTTTAGTCTTGAGGGTGGTGGTCTTGGTGGACAAATTACGCAAGTGGGCAATCTGCTGACGGCAGTGTTCACGCCAATCATTAACGGACTTGTGAAAGCATTTGGTTACGTCAAAGACGCAATCGGCGACAACCTTGAAACCTTTAAAGTGTTCGGCGCATATATTGCAACTTACCTTGCACCAGTAATCGGCACAGTTTTGGGCGGGGCTTTACAGGTAGCAGGCAAAATTGCAGGCGGCGTCATTGACGTCATTGCTGGTGTGGTCAGAATTTTGAACGGTTTGATTTCAGGTGCAGTTGCAGGAATTAACGCCTTGATCAGTGCTTACAATTCAATTCCATTTTTGCCTAACGTTTCTAAGATTTCTGCACCAAGCGTGAACGTTCCAAGTATTTCAGTGCCAAAGACTTCAACACCAACAATTCCGTCAGTGCCAACAATTAGCCTTCCAAGCAGCGCGGGAAGTACGGGCACTGCTACTGGTGGCGGTATTGCCGCAGCGGCGAAGGCTGGGGCAGGCGTAGCCGCTGCGGTTGCTGGTGGTGGATTTACTGATTCACAAAATGCAGCACGGTTGGCAGCTGCTGGGGGCGGTGGGTTCACCGATTCACAGAACGCAGCGCGTATCAGCATTACAGTCAACGGGGCGATTGACAAAGAGGGCACTGCCCGCACAATTGTTGAAACTTTAAACAATTCCTACTACCGCGGCACTGGTGGTGCAACCGCGCTTGTGGCAATCTAATGACGCAGTGGAATCCCATTTGGCTGGTTGAAATTGACGGCGTTGAATACACTGACGCAGTTTTGGCAAACTTGGTCATTCGTAGTGGTCGGACAAATATCTATGAGCAAGCGCAGGCGGGTTACGTCAATCTTCAGTTGATTGATCTTGCACAAACAACCGTTCCAGTGGCAATCAACTCAACAATCAATGTTTCGGTCAAAGACACGGCAGGCACATTTGTTGCAATCTTTGGTGGCAACGTCGTGGATATTGGCTTAGAAGTGCGTGAAGTAGGTTCAACAACTTTCACACAAACATACTCAATCACTGCCCTTGGTGCGTTGGCGCGTTTGCCAAAGTCATTGACCAACGGCGTACTTTCAAAAGATTTTGACGGAAATCAGATTTACACAATACTTTCAGACCTACTGCTCAACACTTGGGCTGAAGTGCCCGGGGCATTGACTTGGGCAACGTATGACCCAACAACAACTTGGGCAACTGCTGAAAACGTAGGACTTGGAGAAATTGACCAACCTGGGGACTATGAATTGGCAGCACGATCTTCAAACCGCACTGACGTTTATTCACTGGTTTCAGCCTTAGCCACTTCAGGCCTTGGTTATATTTATGAAGACGCCCAAGGTCGCATTTCTTATGCTGACGCAACACACCGCAGCCAATATCTTCAAGCCAATGGATACGTCCAACTTACGGCAAACCAAGCGCGTGCAGCTGGGCTACGTACGGAAACCCGCGCGGGCGACGTACGTAACGACGTAACAATCAAGTATGGTGCAACAAGCAGTGCTGAAAAATCTGCCAGTGACGCAATTTCAATTTTGACATACGGAACACTTGCACAGATCATCACAACAACACTTCACAACGCCACCGACGCTGAAGACCAAGCCGATTTTTATTTGGCACTTCGCAAAGACCCGCAGGCAATTTTTAGTGAAATCACATTTGACCTAACAAACCCTGAATTGGACGACGCAGACCGTGACGACCTAATTGGCGTGTTCATGGGGCAACCCGTGGCAATCAACGACTTACCTTCAAACATGGGTTCAATCTTTCAAGGATTTGTCGAAGGCTGGTCGTTTCAGGCTTCCTACAACCAAGTTTCGATTTCATTGCTTGTGTCACCAGTGGCGTATTCGTTGCAGGCACTTTCATGGGACGAAATTTCCAACACATTTACTTGGTCGGGCGTGTCGCCAACGCTTGACTGGGAAAATGCGACAATAGTCGTTTAGCGAAAGGGAAACAATGGCTAATCCAACAACCAACTTTGGGTGGGTAATGCCCACTTCAACCGATTTAGTTACCGACCTTCCAGCAGATTTTGCCATTTTTGGTCAAGCCGTTGATACTTCAATGGCTGATTTAAAAGGTGGCACAACTGGGCAAGTGCTTTCAAAAACTTCCAACACTGACATGGATTTCACTTGGGTTGCGCAAGATGATAGCAACGCAATTCAAAATGCAATTGTTGACGCTAAGGGCGATTTAATAACTGCAACGGCAGCCGATACACCAGCCCGCCTAGCAGTAGGCACAAACGGGCAAACACTTGTGGCGGATAGTTCCACCGCGACAGGCCTGAAATGGGCTACTGCCTCAGGCGGTGGCAAAGTCTTGCAGGTAGTAACAGATACAACATCAACCGAAGAATCAACAACTTCATCAAGTTATATTGATA